TATACGCATAATAACTAGAATATAGGGTCTTGGAGACTGTCTACGATTCTTATACGTATAAAAAAAAAAGAGACTTAGCGTCTCTCCTTTCTTTGTTTTATTTTAGACTTTGCTTTATCTAGTCCAGACTTTAGCGCAACTTCTGCGAATCCATGTGCGTAACCAGCAGCCTCAAGTGTTTTAAATATAGTTAGTGTTATAAGAGTAGGAACTTTCATAGTAATATAATTTAGTTAGTAAATATTTTTAGAAAAACCGTATAGGGGTGTACAAAATTCTGTGTTGGGTAGGGGCGTATATACAGAACGTATCCCTGCCTGAAAAATAAATAAAATTTTTTTTATATTTGTCATATGAAAGAATACAATAGTTATGTCATGATGGTTGGTGAAGGTATGGCTGGGGTTAAACCAAAAGAAGAAAAGAAAGTATACGTGTATCCAAAAAGAATTGACAAGAGAACAAAGAAGTATGGCAATCAAAGAAAGCACAAGGGGGTGATGGGTAAATATAAACACAATGGCTAAGAAAAGAAAACTTAATAGTACGAATCCTAAGTACATGAAGGTTGAGGAAGCAAGGCCAGTGGAAAAAGTTTTAATAAGAACAGTTAGGGGGGTTAAAGTATATGCAGTCTTTAATCTATAATTATGAAACTAAATAGGTCTGAACACCGAAATGGTGATATAAGATTTTGTGATGAGTTAAATGTTTACTTTCTAAGCAGAACTTACAATAACTTTGATGAATTGGTAGCAGATGAGGGTTCTATGATGAATAGAATACTTGACCTAGACTTTGCTATAATAGATAAAAGTATGTGTCTACGCTATAAAAATGGTCAGCCACAGTGGGTAACACGCGTGCATCTTAAATATCTTAAATAAATTACTTACCTTTGTAAAAAAAAAGACTATGGACATAAAACCAGGAGATAATTACAGACATTTTAGCGACCCTTATTCTGACCCAAACAATGACCCACAGACAGAAAATCAAGCAAGTATGTCTTCTAAGAGCAGTAGAAACCCATATTCTTATAGAGATTATATGAATGCTCTTAAAAAAATGGACTATGAAAAGGGCGGTAAAGCAGAAGGTCCTAAATATCCACACGATATGTATAATACTAAAACTGGCGAAAAGTTTGTAGCTGAAAATAAAGAAGACCACAACAGAATGAACAAGATGGGGTATAAACACCTGGATGAACTCACTGATGTTGAAAAACAATTAGTGATGGAAAAGAAAAAAGAAATGGAAGCTGGTGGTAAGTTTGAGCAAGAAATGGAAGAAGGGGGTAAATACGAACAGAAAATGGCTATGGGGGGCAAGTACGAACAGTTTAAAAGATTAATGGGTATTGATTAATGTACCTATTACAACTAAACAGGAAGGGAGACGTTTATAAAGATGATGATGGAATAACGGGTGTACCTGAATTCCTTAAAGTCTTAAAAGCAGACAAGCTGGGAGCTGATGCATTGAAATGGGTAGCACTTGTATGCGACTATGATAGTCCTTACAGACATTTTAGTGAGAAAGAAAGATACAAAGCTGTATCAAAAGACACATACGGGACGTATGAGTGGCGAGGCGCTTCGCGCCCTGAGGTTCAAGCTGCGCTTGAAAAATATAAAAAGCTTCAGTTTGACCCACTTGATGAACAGCTTAGAGCTTTTAATGTTAAGATAGACCAGTTTACCTTGTTTATGAATAACATGAGAGTAGATGAGGACAGCGCTGAGAGTCTTCAAAAGATAATGATAGGAATTGAAAAAATTTTAAAAACAAGACAATCATTATTAGACGCAATAGAAAGAAGGGGGCAAAGACAAAAGATTCAAGGGGACAAGGGATTGTCTTTCTTGGAAAATAAAAAAGAACAATTAGAAGTAACTAAATAAAAGATTATGCCAAAAGATGCGTGTTATCACAAAGTAGTAAGTAGATATGGACCAAAGACCTCAGCATACAGAAGTGGTGCTATGGCTAAATGTAGAAAGGTTGGAGCAGCCAACTGGGGTAACAAAAGTAAGAAAAAAGGTGCTGAAGGAATGAAAATGAAAGACGGAGGAAGATTTTGCTACCCAGTAGATAAATGCGGTAAAGGAATTGCACAACACGATTAATGGCAGTAAGAAAAACAAAAGCGGGGCTTAGGCTTAAGAGATGGTTTAAAGAAGACTGGAGAACTCCTTCAGGTGAAAAAGACTATAAGAAAGGTGAAAACACTTTTAGGCCTACAAAAAAAATATCTAAAGACACTCCTAAGACATGGTCTGAGTTATCGCCAGGTGAAAAAAGAGCGGCAGCCAGAGAGAAAAAGAAAAAAGGGAGAGTAAGTAGATATGGAGAAGGTGGTAAATTTTATAAACAACATGATTAAATAATAAAAAATGAAACAGAAGAAAAAAAAGATGTATCCTGGTGGCGGTAAACTTAAAAAAGTGAACGCAGCAAAGCAGCCTGGACTAGCTAAGTTACCTACTGATGTTAGAAATAAGATGGGTTATATGGCTATGGGTGGTAAAATGGATGCTGATAAAGATTTCATGTATGGCGGAAAAATGAAAAAAGGCATGTATGGAATGAAAAAAACTAAATATGCTATGGGTGGTGGTATGAACTATAGTGCTGCTGCTGGACAAACTGTTCCTCAAATTTTGAAGAGAGAAAAGTTAACTTACGGCATGGGTGGTAAATTTTTAAATCAGCACGACTAATGTCTTCTACCCCAGCATGGCAAAGAAAAGAAGGGAAAAGCCCTTCGGGTGGACTTAATGAAAAAGGAAGACGTAGCTACAAAGGCGGAACCTTAAAGGCTCCTACAAAAAGCAAAACATCTGCAAGACGTAAATCTTTTTGTGCGAGAATGAAAGGTATGAAGAAAAAATTAACTTCAGCCAAGACAGCACGTGACCCAGATTCTAGAATTAATAAGTCTTTACGTAAATGGGATTGCAATACAGGTTGTAAAGTTAATTACGTAAGCGGTGCAGCTGGTGGATATAGACCACAATTAAGTTAGTGTCTGAGGAGCAATATAAACTTACCTATTTAAAATCTAGGTATAGTTTTTTTTATAAGCAGGGTAATCTAGACAAGGCTAGGCAGTATAATAGACTTGCAATAGATAAACATAATGTTGATATAGAAATGGAATATCACAGTAAGTTAGCTAAAAGGGAAGAACAGTTTAAGGTAAAAAGGTTAAGATATGGGTAGAGCAAAAGTTGACCCACAAAAATACAGGCCTGTTATCAATAATGGACATCCTAATCTAAATCAAGATTCTGTAGCGTATCAAGAATACTGGGAAAAAGAATTAGATAGGTGTATAAATGGATATAAGCCAAAAGGTATGGATAAAATATCTGGCAAGTATTATTTCTATTTGAACTATTATAAGATATTAGGTAATGATGGAAACAAAAGCTCAAGAAAAACTTTAATATCACCTTGGTACAGAAGTATGGACCATGAATACTTTGACCTGTTTGAAACTTGTAAGAAAGATGGCAAGGGGATGATTGTAATAAAAGCAAGGGATAAGGGGTTCTCTTATATGAACTCAGGCATGCTTGCTCATGAGTTTACTTTCTTTCCTTTTAATGATGTAGGTATAGCTGCTGGTTTGCAAATGACAGCAGATGCGTTCTTTGATAAAACTAAAAAAGGTTTGAATAGTATACATTCTAATTTTAAACACAGTCTGATAAAAGATACTGATGGTATATTGCGTTCAGGGTATAAGCAAAAAAACTCAGACGGTAAATGGGAAGTAGGAGGTTATCAATCTACTATAATATGTAGAACAATGGATAATCCAGAAGTGTTTAAAGGAGAGCGTGTATCTCTAATGGTATTTGAAGAAGCAGGAGAATTTAAACATTTAAAAAATGCATACATGTCTTCAAAGGCTTGTTTTATGGATGGTAACATACAATTTGGTGTACCAGTAGTTGGAGGTACAGGTGGTGACATATCTAAAGCTTCAAAAGATTTTATGGATATGTATTACGAATCAGATGCATACAATCTAATTCCTATGTTTATACCAGCTAGTAGAGCTTACTATGGATTCTTTAATATAAAAAATGGACAAGAAGATGTTGATGGTGCATTAAATGTTTTGAAAGAAGAAAGAGAAAACATAGAAAAATCTGGAGATAGAGAAGCTTTTAATCTACATATACAAAACTATCCTCTTACAGTACAAGAAGCATTCTTAAATACTAAAACTTCAAGATTTGATATTTCTTTATTAAACGCACAGCGTTCAAGAATATTGTCTCGTAAAGATTATAGAAGTCAAATACAATCAGGCAACCTCAGCTGGACTTATAATGAAGAAAATGAATGGGAAGTAAAATGGATTCCAAATCCAGATGGACCATATAAAATACTTGAACATCCAAAGCCTGAGTACAAAAATTTAGACATAGGTGGTATTGACTCATACGACCAAGATAGTGCAGGAGCTTCTGAATCTTTAGGTAGTGCTATAATATATAGAAGATTTTTAGATGCCGATACTCCAGGTGACTATGTTGTAGCCGAGTATACCGACAGACCAGAAAAGAAAGAGGACTTTTGGGAAGGATGTTTAAAACTAGCAGCTTACTATAATTGTAAAATGCTGGTTGAATATACAAAGATAGGTATTTTAGATTATTTTAAAAGAAGAAATGGTTTAAGATTTTTAAAAGAAAAACCTGAATCAGCACACAATCCTGGAACTAAAACTAGAAACAGGTATGGTGTACATATGAATAAGCAGGTAAAATCATTATTAGAAGATTTAATAGATGATTATATTAGGGAGCATGCAGACGATATATGGTTCTTAGATTTAATAGATGAACTAGCAAACTATGGATTAAGAAATACAGATAGGGCTATGGCTTTTGGTATTTGTTTAATTCACAATATAGACAACTACAGAATGCAGGCAAGTAAAAAAGAAGAAGAGGTTGCAGATATAGGATTTAATTATTACAAATTGAACAGCAGGGGTATACCTGTAAAAATATAAAATTATGGCATACAGTAAAGTAAGTGGATTTCCTTCAATGGTTTTAAAGGAAAACGAAAAAACAGATGAATGGTGTGATGCGGTAATCAACGCAATAGTTGGTTATATGTCTTATCAAAACGCATCATTTAAAAATAACAGACATGCGGATATTACTAATTATAATATATATAATGGTAATTTACACGCTGATGATTTTAAATATATTACTGAGCAATACGGTATGGCATATCCAGCTAGACTTGTAAACTATCCTATTATACAACCAAAAATAGATTTATTAGTTGGTGAAGAATTAAGAAGACCAACTGATTTAAAAGTTACTACAGTTAATAAAGAAGCTGTATTAAGAAAAGAAGATAAAAAAGTAGGGCTTATAATGCGTAATATTCTTGAAAGTATTCATGCAGAGTTTGAAGAAAAAGAAGGTTTCAAAATAGAAATGGATGGAGATGGATTACCTCTGCCTGAAGATATAGATTTATATAT